TCCGATTCGTCCTGCACGGTCTCCCGCGCATCGCGCATGCCCTCGCTGGTGTCGTTCCGGGCGGACAGGGCGAAGACGAGACTGGTGTCCGACACCGTGCCCCCTCTCTACCGCCGGGCCTTGGCCTTGTCGGCGGCCTCTTTCATCTGCGCGGTGTACTCCTCCAGCCAGTCGAGGAGGTGGTCTTCCTCCTCGACTGTCAGCAGGTCCCAGTCGCGGGGGGCCATGTGCAGCACGTGGGCGGCGTTGCCCAGGTTCCTCAGACGGCGAAGGGCAGCCGGGCTTTTCCCTCGTCCTCCGGCGCGGTCTCGCGCTCGGCGAGCATGCCCTCGATCATCTGCTCTCTGCCGCCCTTCTCCCGCAGGCGGGTCACGGCCAGATCGATCTCGCCCTTGGTCATCTCGACCGTCAGCTCGTCCCAGCAGAAATCGACGTCGTCGAAGCGCAGCGTCGGATGCTTGCGCTTGAGCAGCACGTGCAGCAGCGCCCGCCGGCACAGGGCGTCCCCCTTCAGCACGCCCATGGCGAAGTCGCTGAAGGGCTTGCCGGTGCGCGACTCCAGCGCCTCCCGCTCGGCCGACAGCAGCTTGTTCGGGTTGTAGTCGAAGACCTGCTCGTCGCCGTCTTCGGGGCTGTACGTGACCTTCAAGGTGACCGCCTTCTCAGGATGTGCCGCTGCTGCTGGACCGGGATGCGATCCGGTTGACCATGTCGGCGAGCGCCGATTTCACGGCGTGCTCGTAGGTGTTGCGCTGGCCCTCGAAGGCGCGGTCGAACCAGCGGACCTTGCCGGTCTGCTGGACCCACACCTCGCGGTTGCCGTAGACCGGGTGCCTCCAGCCGGACGCCCTGTTGGTGCGCTTGGCCGCGTTGGCGAACCCGCGCACGTTCGGCGTCTTGAACGCCTTGATCTTCGCGCCGGGGAACTTGCCGGTGATCCTCACCTCGGGCCGGATCTTCCGGGCGATCGACGACTTGAGCGCCGGGCCGCCGTGCGGGGTCGCGGACCCCATCGACATGATGTTGCTCTTGGCCTGCACCGCGCCGGGCTTGAGCGCCTCGCGCATGTTGCGGGTCAGCTCCTTGCGCAGCTCCTTGCCGTCCTCCTCGGCGCGCAGCGCGCGGGAGATGTTGCGCAGGTTCTGCGGGGTGAGCTGCAAGTTGAGCGAGGCGGTCGAACGGGACTCGGCCATCAGGCGGTCGCCCGCGTCACCGCGCCGCTCGCCGGGAAGTCCTGGCTGACGGTGGCCTCGTCGCCGACCGACCCCGTCAGGGGCGACCAGCCGTTGATCAGAATCGACCCGGTGTACTTCGGGTTGGACGTGCCGACCGCGGCCTGGTCCGCCCGCACCTCGAAGGGGACGACCGTCCCGAGGAGCGGCCACATGATCGCGTCGAGCTTGGTCGCGGCGAAGTCCTGAAGGAACTCCACCGCCAGGCCCGCGGACTTGATGCCGCCGAGGACTTCCTTCCACCCGGCGCTGGCGTAGTTCGTGACGTCCTTCTCCTCGACCTCGACCGTCAGCTCGCACTTGCGGGTGTACTCGCTGAGGACGTTGGCGTTGATGGACAGGTACTCCGCGGTGAGAACCATCTTGGGCACGACGGGCCCTCCTTTCAGGGCATGACGAAGGGCCCGCGCACGGGCCAGGGGGTGAGCGGGACCTACTGGATGCCGAGGCCACCGGTGAACAGGAAGCTGGGCGTGGTCCCGGAGATCGTCCACGCCATGCGCCACCACGTGTCCGTGATGGCCGTGCCGTCGGTGCGCAGGATCTGCCCCCCGATCGCGCTCGCCGCGGAGAACGTAAGCCGCGTCGTCGGGGCGGCGAACGTGTTGTCGACGCTGGACTCGACGCGCGCAGTGATCGAGGGCGTGGTGCCCGCCACCGACAGCACGTGCAGCGTGGCGTACAGGCGCCGGCGTGCGGCGACCGCCCCGAGGTTCAGGCCGGTGCCCGTGCCGGTCGCGGTGCGGGCGGTGCCGGGCGGGTGCGCGAACTGCCCGCGCGCCACCGGCCAACTGCCCTTGACGGTGCCGGTCCACGGGGCGATCTCGCCGACCGCCGCGCCCAGCTTGTACGCGGACCGCATGGCGTTGACGAGGTAGGCCAGGTCCCCGACGGCCGCCGCGTTGTTCGCGCTGACCGACCACGGGCCGACGCCACCGAGCTGGGACCACGAGGCATCGTCGACCTTGGACGGATCGCCCGCCTCCCACTGCCCCTCACCGGACAGCTCCGACGAGGCGAGCCCGCCCAGCACTTCGCCCCACCCTTGCGAGGCGTAGTTCGTGGCGTCCTTCTCCTCGACCTCCGCCGACAGTTCGATCTTGTTGCTGTTGCCGGTGAGGTCGACGCCGACGGCGAAGCAGCGGACGTTGGTCAGTACGGTCTTCGCCACGTCACCCCTCCCCCTCGTCTCGCGTCCGGCCGCGGCGCTTCGGCTTCGGCTCCGCCTCGGCGACTTCCTCGGCGACGCCCGACGCGACCAGGTGCGCGGCCTGCGTGGTGGGCAGCTCGATCTCCTCGCCCTCGTCGGGCCACGGCACCCCGTTGAGCATGGCGCCGTCGGGCTGCTGCTGGGTGATGCGGATCTTCATCAGATGTCTCCCGGTCCGATGACCTTGATGATCAGTTCGGCGCCGACGTAGGTGGTGCCCTCGTGCTCGTACCAGCGGTAGCCCTGCACGCGTTGCAGGTGCAGGTCGTCGGCGAGACCGCCCAGGGCCATCTCGCCGGGCCCCCCGCGCGCGGCCTCGATCGCCTGCTTCAGCGAGGCCGGGCCACTGCCGGACAGCAGGCCGTCGAGAATCTTCTGCGAGGTCCGGTCGTCCGCCCGGCCGATCAGTGCGCGGCAGGTGAACAGCAGATCGTCGAGCTTGCGGGCCATGGCGCGGTCGTAGTTGACCTCGACCTCGGCCACGAAGAAGCACGGGGCGGCGACCGCGTCGGGGACGTAGCCGGTGCACGTCAGCTTCCCCGTACCGTCGGGCAGGACCACGGTGCGGGCCGCGTCCGCGATGGCGTCGCGGATGGGGGAGATCTGCACAGCGCCCCCTATCCGAAGCCAGGCACGATGAACGGTTCGAGCAGGTTCCACACGTCGGGGTCCCGGCGGGACAGCCGGACGACACCCCACTCCGCCGAACCGAGGATGCCCTCGGGGCTGTTCTTCCGCTTGTAGAGGCGGGAGGCCAAGAGCAGGGCGGCCTCGGTGATATCCGGGGGTACGGCCGGCCAGCCGTGCCGGGCGGTCACACGGATGCGGGTTGTGCTGCCGCGCGACCACGACCAGGCGCCGCTCGCCAGCAGCAGACCGGTGACCGGCTTGCCGTCGGCGAACGCGTTGTCTGGCGCCGTCTCGTACCCGGTGACCGCCGCCCACGGGCCGCCGGCCGGACCGGTCTCGACGACCAACCCAGTGGCGCTTCCGATGTCGTCGACCAGGAGCAGCTCCCCGTCCGGCTCGCACACCACGCGCCCGCTCGGGCGGTAGATGCGCGCGACCGGAGCGGGGTCCAGCCAGAAGCGGCGCCCGCACGTCAGGTTGATGGAGCCGGAAGCGGCGGCCAGCGCGGACGTCAGGTCGTCGTCCATCGTTTCGTCGCTGGCCTCCAGGCCCACCCGCCGCCGCAGCGTAGGCAGGTCGCCATACTCGTTCGCCACGACGCACTCAGTCGGCCGGCGCCGGGGCCAGCTGCTCGGTCGACGGGTCGGCGGGCGGCTTGCTCGCGGCCGTCTTCTTCGCCGCGGTCTTCTTCGCCGGCGGCTTGCCCGCATCGGCGGTCTGCTGCGGCGGCGCGCTCCTGCCCTGCGGGCCTTCGCTCTCGTCGGGCTCTGGCTTGTAGCCGTGGTGCTCCAGCTGCTCGTCGACCTGGCGCACCCGGTCTTCGTCACCGCGGCTCACGTAGACTGCCCGCTCCCGCTTGAGCGCGGCAATCATGTTCTCGTCGCGTGCCATAAGGCTGACCCCTTCTCAGAAGATGTGGACGTCTGCGGTGTTCGTGACGTTCGTGTTCGCGGAGTACGTCAGCCGCAGGAACCGCCACGGCTGATCGGCCCGCAGAATCTTGCGGGTGGTCGTCGCCGTGGTGATGGCGAACGTGGCCACGCTGCCTGTGTCGGGGGTGGCGGTCTCGGCGTAGGA